TTCGCCGTGGCAAGCAGGGCGCCGCAGTACTGATCGATTTGCAGGTTGCGGTGCCGTGGGTGGCATCCATGAGGGCCAAGAAGCCCGACGCCGCACGAACGACCGTCGCGCATGAACAGGCTGAGCGGCTTCGTATCGCCAACGCGAAATCCCGCCGCGAGCTCATCCCGGCTGACGAAGTTCAAACGGTAGAGCAGGCGATCGCGGCTGAACTCGCTGAGGGCCTGGGCTCGCTACCACAGCGCATCAGCGCGGATGCGGAAATTCAGAAGAAGGCATTGGATGAGTGCAACGCGCTCCGCGACCGGATCGCCGCGAGGCTCGGCTCTCTCGCGCCGGACGCAGAGGTTGTGCCGATCGCTGGAGGCAATTCTTCGGGCGCCGCCTGATCGCACGCCCGCGCAATGGGCCGATGCGTGCCGCGTGTTGCCGACGGGCACTCCAGAGCCGGGACCCTGGCGCAGCGATCGCACGCCGTACATGCCGCCGATCTACGACGCGCTGTGCGACTATCGACGCGAGGCCGTTGTCTGCGGCTCGCAAATGGGCAAAACGGGCGGACTGCTGAATGTCATCGGCCGCGAGCTCGACGACGCGCCGGCGCCCATCCTGTATGTCGGTCCGACGAAGAACAATGTCAGCACCGTCATTAATCCTCAGGTGACGGCGATGCTGAAGTCGGCGCCGTCTCTTTGGGCGAAGACCGATCGCTCGCGAAAGTCACAAGGCCTATCCAAGACGGTAGCCGGCGTCAGTCTCCGGCTCGCCTGGTCCGGCTCGCCGACAGAATTGGCCTCGCAGACGGCGAAGTACGTGCTCATCGATGAGTACGACCGTATGGACCCGATCCCGGGCGAGGGCGACGCGTTTGCGCTCGCAGAGGCGCGCAACTCCAACTACTCGGGCGGCCGCGGAATCGCGACCTCCACGCCGACCGAGGGAAACGTGGATGTCGAGCGCCACCCCGAGACCGGCATAGAGCACTGGAAAGTGGCCGACGCGAAAGACGTGCTCAGCCCGATCTGGCGGCTCTGGCAGGAAGGCACGCGCTTTGAGTGGGCCGTGCCGTGTCCGCACTGCTCGCAGTACTTCATCCCGCGGCTGCGGCACCTGTGGTGGCCGAAGGATGCCGATGGCAAAAGCTGCAGCCCGCGCGTCGCGAAGAAAGAGGCGCGGCTCATCTGCTCGACGAACGGCTGCCACATCGAGGACAGTGCGAAAGCGGCGATGAACGCCGCGGGCCGCTACCTCGCGCCGGGCCAGAAGGTAGTGGACGGCAAAGTGGTGGGCGAGCCGCCGGACTCCGATACGGCGAGCTTCTGGATCTCCGGCTTGTGCTCGCCCTGGAAGACATTCGGCGACCGCGCCGCTGATTACATTCGGGCCACAAACAGTGGCGATCAGGAACGGATCCGGGTCGTCATCAATACCGGCTTCGGCGAGCTCTACGCTTTCCGCGGAGATGCGCCGCCCGCAGCAGCGGTCAGAAAGTGCGCGGGGCCCTACAACGCGGGTCAGTTACTCGCCGGTGCGCGCGTTCTCACGTGCGGCGTCGACGTGCAGAAGAAGCGCCTCGTCTACGCGGTGCGCGCCTGGGGCTACTCGATGGAGTCCTGGCTCATCGATTACGGCGAGCTGTGGGGCGAGACCGAGCACGCGCCTGTGTGGGAGGATCTCGCCGAGTTGCTCGAGCGCACGTACGGCGATACCGAGGGCAAGCCCGGGCTGCCGATCCGGCGCATGGGCATCGACTCCGGTTACCGCCCCGGCGATAAGTGGCGACGACCGGACAACCTGATCTATGACTTCTGCCTGCGATATCGGCGTGCGGTGCCGACGAAGGGCCGCGATCGGCTGAACAAGCCGCTGCAGCCGTCGCTGATCGATGTGACGTTTCGCGGCCAGGTCCATAAGAAAGGCCTGCAGCTGTGGCACATCGACAGCGACTACTTCAAGTCGTGGGTGCAGGGCCGAATCGTGTGGCCGGAGGATCAGCCCGGGCGCTTCTGGGTGCCGCAGGACGTCACCGAGGACTACTGCATGCAGCTGACGGCCGAGGCGCGCGTGCCGAAGCCTTCGGGTCTTGCGACGTGGGTGAAGATCCGCGCCGAGAACCACTACCTCGATTGTGAAGCGATCAACGTCGCGATGGCGCAGTCGCTCGGCGTGCATCGCCGGCGCAAGCCGCAAGCGGTTGACGCGAAGCCCGCGCCGGGCGATGCGATCAGCGATGGGCCGTCCGATGAACCAGTGCCCGAGCGGGTGCCGGCGCCGAGCCCGCGGCGACAGCCCTTTGCGCCCTCGCGGCGCCGAAATTGGACCACGAATTGGTAAGGATCAATGTCCAGCACGTTCTACACATGGGAAGGCGTTCTCGGGCAGCAGGCCGCCCGGATTCCCTATGTCGCCGGCATTCCCGCGCAGTTTCTGCAGGGCGATTCGGTCACGTGGAACGACAACTCGTTCGTCGATACCAACGGCGTCGCATACGACAGCGCCGGGTACTCGATGCAGTACGTCATCGCCGGCCCCATCGGCACACCGCTGGTGCTGGCGTCGGCGCCGAACGGGATCGGCTGGAAGACCTCGATCACGACGGTGCAGACCGCGGCGCTTGTCGCCGGGCTGTACTGGTGGACCGCCCAGGTATTCGCGACCGGTGTTCGCCTGACGCTTGCGCAGGGCGAACTGCGGGTGAATCCGGACCTTGCGCTCGTTGGCGCGAACTATGACGGACGCAGCCAGGCGGAAATAGCGCTTGATCAGGCGCTCGCCGCCTTCGCCCAGTTCTCGGCAACGAACGGTCGTGTCAAGGCCTATACGATCGGGCACCGGTCGATGACCTTCGAAGCACTCCCCGATGTGCAGAAGTGCGTGGACTTCTGGCGCGCACGCGTCGTCACGGAGAAGTCCAGGGCCGGCGGGGCGCGCGACCGCCAGATCCATGCTCGCTTCGACAGGACACGCTGATGGAACTCAATGTCGACTCCGTCCTGCAGGGTATCGCACGCCTGCAGGGCGCCGATGCAAAGCCGGAGCCCGCGCCGCGACGCATGCCTGCCGGGATGTCCACGCGCATGTACGCGAATGCCGTCCCGACACGGCTGAATCAGGGATTCCCGAGCTACAACACGAGCGCCGATGCCGAGCTCGTCACGAGCCTGCGCAATCTGCGCTCACGCTCGCGGCAGCTCGTGCGCGATGCGGCCTACGCGAAGAACGCGAAGCGCATCATCGTGAACAATGTGGTCGGCACCGGCATCAAGCTGCAGGCGCTCATCCAGAACACGCGTGGCGGGCTCAACGCACGCGTGAACAACGCGATCGAGGAAGCCTGGCGCGACTGGTCGACGGCTGAGAACTGCCACACCGGTGGCAAGCTCCACTTCCACGACATCGAGCGCATGGCGATGGGCCAGGTGTTCGAGGCGGGCGAGATCTTCATCCGGATCCACCGGCGCAAGTTCGGGCAATCGGTGGTTCCCATCGGGCTTGAGGTAATCGAGCCCGAACGGGTTGTCGACGGCTACGCGCAGCCCTCGCAGGTCGCCGGCAACGGGCAGATCCGGATGGGCATCGAGGTCGATGAGTTCCGCCGCCCGATCGCGTACTGGATCCGCGACCTGCACCCGGGGGACGTGCGGCTCAATGTCGAACGGACGGACCGCGCCGAGCGCGTGCCGGCGGCCGACATCTTCCACATCCACATCATCGACCGTTGGCCGCAGACGCGCGGGGAGCCCTGGCTCCACTCGGTGGCCGGCAAGCTCGGCGACATGAATGGCTACAGCGAGGCGGAGATCATCGCCGCGCGCGGCGCGGCGAACTATCTCGGCATCATCGAATCGGCCGAAGACCCCGAGTCGATGGGCCAGAAGACGGAAGACGGCTCGATCGAGATGGGCATGCAGCCCGGCTCGTTCCTGCGCACGCTGCCGGGCGAGAAGGCCAACTTCCTGACGCCGAACCGCCCGAACTCGGCGATGGATCCGTTCATGCGCTTCATGCTGCGCGAGATCGCCGCCGGAACCGGCGTGTCGTACGAGAGCCTTTCGCGCGACTACTCGCAGAGCAACTACAGCTCGACGCGCCTGGCGCTGCTCGATGACCGGGATGTGTGGCGAGCGCTGCAGGCATGGTTCATTCGCTCGTTCCGCGCACGGCTGCATCTTGAGTTCATGCAGGCGGCGGTGCTCTCGGGCGCCATTGCGGAAGTCCCGAAGCAGGCCTACGCGCTCGATATCAAGCGCTATACGGCAGCGATCATGCGGCCGCGCGGCTGGAGCTGGATCGACCCGACCAAGGAAGTCGCCGCCTACAAGGAAGCCGTCAAGGCGGGCTTCACGACCGTGGGCGCGGTCATTGCGCAAACGAGCGGCGGCGAGGATCTCGAGGACATCATGACGATGCGGAGTGACGAGTTGCAGTTCATGGACGAGCTCGACCTCGCATTCGACACCTCGCCGGAGGTCTATGTGCCAGCCGAAACGCGCGGCCAGATGATCGTCGGCCCCGACGGAAGCGTGCAGCCCGCGCAGTCGACGGCCGTCGGCGCCGCAGGCCCCGGGCAACCTGTCCCGCCCGAACCAGAACCGGAACCGGCATCCGTGCCAGCTGACGATACCGGCGATGAGCCGGCCGGTGCCGAGGACGATGAAACTGCAGATCGCGGCGTTCGCCGCATGGCCCGCATCCTGCGATTCTCGCGAGGGTAGTACTCATGGCAACTGAAGAGATCCGCCTCGACTACAACGAGGGGGCGCGCATCGGCGTGCTCACCTTTCCCAACGGACGCCAGCTCAAACTGTCGAATGTGAGCAGGGAGCAGGCCGAGGAGTTCGTGCGCAAGAACGGCGCCGAGTTCCAGCGTCGGGACTGCGTGCTGTTCACCGACGGGGGCGTGCTGACGCGCGCAGCCAACCATGGCTAAGCCAGACAGCCGCACGCGCTCGTTCTCGTTTTCGAGTGAGACGAAGGTCGATCGCTGGTTCGGTTACGAGATTCTAGATCACAGCCCGGGCAGCGTTCGCATGGACTTCATGCAGAGCGGCCGCGCGCCGTTCCTGATGTATCACGACCAGCGCCAGATCGCCGGAATCATCGAAGCGGCGAACATCGGCAAGGACCGAATGGGCCGGGGCGATGTCCGCTTTGGCCGCAGCGACCTCGGGGAGCGCGCGCTCATCGATGTCGACGACGGCATCCTCTGCAACACCTCAGTCGGTTACCGCGTGTACGAACTGCAACTGGAGACCATGTCGTCGGATGACATGGACACGTACCGCTGCATCGACTGGGAACCGCTCGAGGTGAGCGGCGTCGGCGTGCCAGCCGATACCACGGTCGGAATGGATCGATCTTCCGGAGCCGGACCACCCGGCCGATTTACCTCTACCGCAGATACCGAAGCCCGCACCACGCGGGCTTCTTCATTTTCGGCCCCCGCGGGCCAATCACTGGAGCACAACTCAATGGCTGATTCCACGAACGCCGCGGCGGGCAATAGCGCCGAGTCGACTCGAGCGGCAGAAACGGCTTCCGCAGCGGCCGCAGTGGCCCGGGCAAACGCGAATGCCGAGACGCGCGTGTCCATGCCGAACGGCCCGAGCGCGATCGAGCTGGAGAACATGCGCGTCAAGGCGATCAAGAACCTGTGCAAGGCGAACAACTTCGACCAGGCGCAGGAGCTGCGCTGGATCGGCTCCGGCATGTCCTTCGATGCCGCATCGGATGAGATGCTTGCGATCATGCAGGCGCGCGGCAAGGCGAACGAGCGCCAGGTCGTTTCGCATCTCGACCTGAGCGCAGCCGACGTGCAGCGCTTCTCGGTCATGCGCGCCATTCGCGCGATTGCCGACAAGGACTGGAGCAAGGCGGGCTTCGAGGCCGAATGCTCTCGCGAGATCGGCACGCGCCTCAACAAGGCCCCGGACAACCAGAAGTTCTATGTGCCCTTTGATGTGCAGCGTCGCGCCATCTCTCCGCAGGCGCTGCTGTCACATCGTCGGGCGCTGAGCGGCGGCGATCTGCTGAATGCCGGTCCGCTGCAGACTCGTGCCGATGTCGTCGGCACGCTCAGCACCGGCGGCTACCTGGTCGAGACGGCGAGCCTCGGGTTCATCGAACTGCTGCGCAATCGCTCAGTTGCGTTCCGCCTGGGCGCATTGCCGCTCTCCGGTCTCGTCGGCAACGTCAACGTGCCGAAGCAGACGGGCGCGGCGTCGGCGTTCTGGACGACGTCGGAGACGAACCAGATCACGGAGAACGAGCAGACGTTCGGCCAGATGTCCCTGACGCCGAAAACGGTCGGCGCGTACACGGAGATCAGCCGCCTGCTGCTCCTGCAGTCGAGCCCCGATGTGGAAGGCATCGTGAATGCCGACCTTGCCGCCGTCACGGCGCTCGCCGTCGACACGGGCGCGCTGAATGGCACCGGCGTTGCGGGCCAGCCGCTCGGCATCATCAACACGACGGGCGTCGGTACGGCCTCCGGCATGTCGACGATCGCCTACCTCGGGCAGCTCAACTTCCAGGTGGCCGTTGCGAATGCGAACGTGGTGCCTGTGAAGGGCGCCTACGCCACCACGCCGACCGTCGCGTCACTGCTCATGCAGCGCACGCGCTTCGCGAACACGGCGACGCCGCTGTGGGATGGCAACCTGTGGGACGCCAACGGCCCGCTGGGTTGCGCAGGCTTCCCGGGCATGTCGAGCAAGCAGATCCCGACGGGCGACATGCTCTTCGGTGACTGGAACTCCCTCGTGATCGCCGAGTGGGGCGTGCTCGAGATCGAGGTCAACCCGTACGCGGGCTTCCAGGCCGGCATCATCGGCATTCGGGCACTCATGACGGTCGACATCGGATTGCGCTACCCCGGCGCGTTCTGCATCGGCACCTCAATCACCTGAAAAAAGGAGCGAGGTCTCCACCGATGTCCGAGCCGCTGTCACTGACGACGGCTCGGTCTTTCGATGAACTCGTGAACGACATGATGATGAAAAACACGCGTGAATGGGTGCAGGTCACCGCAGGCTTCGTTCTGCAGGGACGCAAGTCCGCCGAGATCGGCGAAAAGATGCAGGTCTCGCGATCCTTCGCAGCCGAGCTCATCGCCTGTGGCAAAGCCGAACGCATCGACCCGCCCGGGCCGCGGCCTCAGGCGGAAACAGATCCGCACTTCATTCCGCAGATCGATCCTGCGGCCGCCGAGGCGGCGCGTATCAAGGCCGATGCGGATGCCGCGGCCGCCGCAGGCGGCAAGAAGAAGTAGGCAACCACCGGGCTGACGCCTTCAAGGGCGACCTTCGAATCTCTTTCCCCAATTCAGGAGTTACTTCCATGAGCGATGCATTTCAGCGCGACGATGAGGTTCCGACCCAACTGTTGCCGCCCGCCTCGTGCGCCAATACCGCCGCGGCCACTTCCGGCAACGGCTTCTGGACGGATCTGTCCGCCTACGAGGGTGATGTACTCGTCACTCAGACAATCGGTGCGGTGACGGGATCCATCACCGGAAAGCTGCAGGCCGCAGACGATGCGAATGGCCTGAATGCAGCCGACATCACGGGCGCGACGTTCACCGCGGTGAGCGCGGCCAACAACGTGCAATCGATCGCGATCAACGCGCGCGGCACTGCGAAGAAGTTCATCGGCTATGTCGGCACGATCGTGACGGGGCCCGCGCTCGCCGGCGTCGTCGCGCATGGCGTGAAGAAGTACAACTGATCCCACGCTTCCCGTGTTCACCGAGACGCTCGAAACCTTCATGCAGGACTTCGGCGTCCCGGTGCTCTACGGCTCGCAGCGAACGACCGCGCTCTACGACTCGCCCGATATGCAGATCCTCAGCCAGCGCGCGCAGACGACCGGATACCGGATCGAGTACCCGGCGACGGACCTTTCCGGATTGAAGCACGGCGATGAGCTCGTCATCGGCACCTCGCCCGGTTGGAAATTCGACGCCGCCGGCGACATGGTTTTCGTCGGGCCTTCGCCGGAGCTCGCGGTCACAGGCCAGTTCCGTGTGCTCGGTACGCCCAACATGCTGGACAACGGCGCTTTCATCGAAGCGCAGCTCGAGCGCATCGCGTGACGACCGCTCGTGAGGGCATCCTCGCCGCGCTCGCAACACTTGCGGGCACGGTACCCGGCGCCACGTTCTACCGATCGCGCGAGGCGGCGGTCGCGCGCAGTGAGGGCAGCGCCATCGTGCTCGCCCCCGAGGATGAGCCCGTAGAGCTGCGCACGGCCGCAAGCCCGGTCGCGCTGCGTAATCTGACGGCGCTCTTCACGATCCTCGCGCGCGGCGAAATTCCTGACCAGGTCGCCGACCCGATCATCGAATCCCTGCACCGCAAGCTGATGGCGGATCGAACGCTCGGCGGCTTGTGCGCGCTGCTCACGGAACACAGCACGAAGTGGACGTACGAGGTCGCCGACCTCACGGCCGCCGCGATCGAGATCCGCTACGTCGTGCGCTATGCAACGTCCGCCATCGACCTGTCGCTGCTGACCTGACTTCTTCCGCTCTGGTTTCCCCGTCAAGCCCGCCCTACGCGGGCTTTTCCTTTTTTGGAGCCTTCACATGCCCACCCCGCAATACATCTTCGGCACAGGCGTCGGCTGGTGCACGCCGCTCACCGATTCAACCGGTGCCCTGATCGCGAACCCTGCGCCGTTCCTCATCGCAGGCCTTCAGAACATCAGCCTCGATCTGTCGGCCGAGATCAAGGAGCTCTACGGCTCGAACGCCGCAGCGCTCGCGATCGGTCGCGGCAAGCAGAAGTACGCCGTCAAGGTGCAGAACGCGCAGGTCAACGGGCGTATCTGGAACTCGCTCTTCTTCGGCCAGACGCTCACGGCCGGAATCTACGACGCCGTCTATGATCAGGTCGGCGCGCTCATCCCGGCGACGCCTTTCCAGATCACGCCGACGCCACCCTCGAGCGGCACATGGGGCTACAACCTCGGCGTGCGCGATGTGAACAATCTCGCCTACGCGCGCGTCGCGAGCGGCCCGACGACAGGTCAGTATTCCGTTGCCGCGGGCGTCTATACGTTCGCCGTGGCGGATGTCGGCAAGACCGTGTACATCGACTACAACTACACGGCGACGTCCACCGTTGCGCAGAAGATGACCATCGGCAATCCGCTGATGGGGCAGGCGCCCACCTTCCAGTTCGACATGAAGATCCCGTATGGCGGCAACGTGTTCAACGTGACGCTGTTCTCCTGCGTCGCGACGAAGGCAGGGCTCGCCACCAAGCTCGACGACTTCGTCTATCCCGAGTTCGACTTCTCGGCTCAGGCGCCCGGCGGCGCAAACATCGGCGTCATGTCATGGAGCCAGTGAAGATCGAGCCCTACCGCACGCTGCGCGAGGGCATCGAGTTTGCGTTTCGAGGCGCGGCCCCGGACGAGGACGGACTTCCGGGCCCAGACCTCTTCGAGATCGATCTCGTCGTTCCGCCGCTCAACTTCGATTCGATCAAGGCGCTGCAGGCGCGTCTCGAGAAGTTCAACGGCGGGGTCGGGATCGAAGCGATGGACACGGTGCGCGTGGCGCTCAACCACGCGCTTCGGCGCAACTATCGCGGCGTGCCCGACTGGCTCATCGGGCAGACCGTCGATCCTGCGAACATGCTCGACATGTTCGTCGCGCTGATGGACCTCTCCGGTCTCAAGCGCAAGGAGATCGAAGAGGGAAAAGCGAAGGCGGCGCTGGCAGCAAGTTCAGCTGGGACGACCTTTACGTCTACCTGATCGCCTGCACGCATCACACGTGGGAGCAAGTCGGATGGGAATGGGACTTCCCCCGGCTCGAGGCGTGGAATCGCGTCACGGGCGGGCTCCCGCCGCTTTCGAACATGGTCGGGAAGTTCCTCGGCTACCAGCCTCTTCAGGCGCCCTCCAGTTCCACCGCTTCATTGGAAGACCATGCCGCGAGACTCATCAATCAGCTCGGCGGCGTACTCGGCTGAGGCTCGTCCATGACTGACGTCAGTTTCTCCATCAGCGGCGACAATACCGGCTGGCTCAAAGCCATTTCAGAGTCGAAGGCCGCCGCCGTCGAGGCGAAGGAGCAGATCCAGTCGCAGTTCGAGAGCGTCAGCGGCGTCTTCGAGAAGATCACGAGCGCGCTCGGCCTCTTCACCGCCGCGCTCGCCGGGGGCGCCGCCTTCAAGGAAGTGATCGAGAAGACGGTCGAGCTGACGACCGACGCCATCAACCTCGGCCGCCAGTTCGGCATCTCAGCAGCTGAAGCCTCCGTCCTGAAAGTCGCGCTCGGCGATGTCTTCGTCACGCAGGAGCAGCTCTCCACCGCCGGCAACGCCGTCACGCGCACGCTGCGCGAGCACGAGGATGTGCTCAAGGACCTCGGCGTCGCCACGCGCGACCAGAACGGCAACTACCGCAACACCCTCGACGTCATTATCGACGTCAACGAGAAACTGTCGCAGCTCAAGGAAGGCACGGACCGCAACGTCGAGGGCCAGCGCATCTACTCGCGCGCATGGGGCGAGATCGCGCCCACCATCCGGCTGACCGCCGAAGCCATGGAAGAAGCGCAGACGCGCGCAGAGGAACTGGGCCTCGTCATCGGCACGGAGGACGTCGAAGCCAACATGCGCTATCGGCGCGCGATGAACGACTCGAAGGATGTCACCGAGGCGGCGGCCAAGGCCATCGGGGATGAGCTGCTGCCGGTCCTGAGCAGCATGAGCGAATCGGTGAACGAGAGCGGCTCGGACATCGTCGCCTTCTTCCGCTACGTCGGCGCCGCAGTCGTCACGATCTACGAGGGGCTGCGCAACGGTGCGGTCGTGATCTACGAAGCCATCCGCATGGTCGTGCAGGGCTTCTGGGACCTGTTCTCGGGCTTCGCGAATGCGGTGGCGCGCCTCCTGGTGTTCGACTTCTCGGGTGCGAAGGCGGCCTGGAAGCAGGGCTGGGATGACTTGAGTCGCATGGGTGACGATGCCCTCGACAAGATTGCGAAGAGTTCCGAGGCGGCCAACGAGCGCATCATCAACGCCTGGGCCAAGGCGTCCGGTGCGCCGGATGTGAATTCGAACCTGGGGCCGCGTCCGACGGGCGAGGCCGCCACCGATGCCGACCCAAAGAAGTCGCGCGTCGCCGAGTGGCAGGCCACGCTCGATGAGCAGAAAGTAGCCTCCGCCGAGCAGGCGCGCGAGCAGGGCGAGTTCATCGAGTTCAGCAAGGAAGCCGAGCGCAACTTCTGGCAGAACATCCTCGAGACGCAGAAGGTGAGCGCGGCGGAGCGCATCGAGCTGCGCAAGAAGGTCGCCGAGCTTTCGCTGGCGATCGACAAGGATGCCTTCGACGCGCAGATCGCAGGCCTCAAGGCACAGGAGGCGGCTTACAAGAACAATACCGATGCGCGTCTGGCGATTGCAACTGATCTCGCCGAGCGCATGAAGGCGGCCTATGGCGAGGATTCCAGGCAGTATGCCGAAGCCAGCCAGCACATCATCGAGATCGAGCGCCAGAAGCAGGCGCAACTGCTGGAAGTGAAGCTGCAGGCGCAGGACATCGAGCGGCAGCGCCAGCTCGCCGAGGTCGACTGGGCCGAGAGTGAGGCGCGCCTGCTCACCGAAGTCGGCGCCCAGACGAATGCCGAGCTGCTCGCGCAGGAGCAAAAATTCGAGACGCAGCGATATCAGATCCGCCGACAGGCGCTCGAGGGCCAGCTCGCACTCGCCGAGGCGGATCCCGACAAGAACCCCGTTGCGATCGCGAAGATCAATGCGCAGCTCGAGCAGCTCGAACTGCAGCACCAGACCAAGATGGGCCAGGTCCGTGACCAGCAGGTCAAGGAATACATGAAGGACTGGACCTCGCTTTTTGCAACGATGCAGAGCGGGTTCGCGAACGTCCTGCAGGGCTTCCTCGACGGCACGCAGTCCCTCGGCAGCACGCTCAAGGGCCTATGGAAGGCGATCGAGCAGAGCGTCACGCAGACGCTGGCGAACATACTCGCGCGCAACATCGCCAACGCCATCCAGTCGAAAATCATCGCCGCTGCGACCGGCAAGTCGATCATCTCAGGGCATGCCGCAGAGGCCGCCGCGGCCGCGTACAAGAGCGCTGCCGCCATCCCCTACGTCGGCTGGATCCTCGGCCCGATCGAGGCGGCGGCCGCCTTCCTGGCGGTCAGCGCGTTTGGCGATCGCATTTCGAGTGCGGCGGGCGGATTCGATATTCCCGCGGGCATCAATCCGGTCACGCAGCTGCACGAGCGCGAGATGGTGCTACCCGCGAGCCTTGCCGATGTCATCCGCGCGCAGGCCGGCGGCAGTGGCGGATCCGGCGGCGGCCGCGCCCAACTGGAGATCATTCCCGTCGGCGATGATCACGGTCTCGTGCGCGTGACGGATCTCGCCGCCTGGATTCGCACGCTGAATGCGAACTTCGCGCTGTGAGTAATCTGATCTATCCGAGCACGTTGAAGGGCGTTACCTTCGACGGGCAACGGACGCAGACCTGGAAGACGGACATTCAGGATGCGCTATCCGGCAAAGAGTCTGCGATCGCCTACCAGCAATTTCCGATTTACGAGTGGCTGCTCAACTACGAGATCCTCGATCACTCGCTGGCTACGAGTGAACTGAAAACGCTCTGGGGCCTGATCGGCGCCATGCAGGGAATGTTTGATACGTTCCTCTACAGCGACCCGGTGTTCAACACCGTCACGGATGAGCCTTTCGGGACGGGCGATGGCGTCACGGTCGCCTTTCAGCTCACCGCGAAATTTCAGAACAGCGGCGGTCCCGGGGTGTCGGAGATCATCCAGAACTTCAACGGCGCGCCGGTCATCAAGAAGGCGGGGGTCACGCAGACCTCGCCCACGAACTACACGCTCGGTCCGACCGGGATCGTCACGTTCACGAGTGCGCCGGCCGGTGCGGCCGCGCTCACTTGGACCGGCTCTTTCTACTATCGATGCCGTTTCCTCACCGATGCGCAGAGCTTTTCCGAGTTCATGAATAAGTGGTGGACGACGAAGAGCATCTCGTTCCGCCAGCGGCTGCTGTGACGTGAAGACCGCATCGGCCGCCACCCTCGCCATCATGGCGACCGGCCAGTACAAGCTCGCCCAGCTCTATTCCTTCGCGATCGTCGGCGGCTCTACCTATCGCTTCACGGACGCGCAGGTCCCTTTGACGGTGGGCGGCGTCACCTACGGCACCGGCCTCACGATCCGGCGCGGCACGATCACGCAGAAAACCGGCCTCGAGGTGCAAAGCCTCGGACTCACGATCACGCCGCAGTGGGACAGTCCGAACGCACCAATCCTGATTTCCGGCGTTCCATTCCTGCAGGCAGTGCGCGCTGGCATTCTCGACTTCGCGCGCATGACGATGTCGAAACTGTTCCTTGACGACTGGAACGACACATCCCCCGGCGCCGTACCCTGGACCGATGGGCGCGTGAATCAGGCGAACGCCGGCCGCTCGACGGCGCAGATCAGCGTCAATGACAGCATCTCAACGCTGAACGTTGCCATGCCGCGCAACCTCTTTCAGGCTGGCTGCGTGCATCAGTTGTATGACGCCGGCTGCACGTTGCTGAAGGCGACGTTTCAGGTCAGCGGTACGGTGAGCGGTACGCCCACGGCGATCTCGTTCAACACGAACCTCACGCAGGCGACGAAGTACTTCGATCTCGGCATCCTCACGTTCACATCCGGCCCGAACAACGGCCAGTCGTATGTCGTGAAGACGTACCTCAATGGCAGCGGCAACGTGACGCTGGTGCGACCGAGCGCCGCTCTGGCCGTGGCCGGCAACACGTTCACCATCGTGCCGGGTTGTCCGAAGACACAGGCGGCGTGCAGCAATACGAGTTCCGCCGTCGGCCCCGCCTTCAACAACCTCCCGCACTTCCGCGGTCATCCGTACGTGCCTACGCCTGAAACCCTGTACGCCGGCGGCACGCAGACGAGCCAAGTCGCCACCCTCGGCTCACAGGGCGGTTAGTCCATGACGGAAGACGACTACCGTGCCGCGATCGTCGCGGAGGCCTGCACCTGGCTGCGCACGCCGTATCGCCATCTGGCTGACGTCAAGGGGCTCGGGGTCGATTGCGCCATGCTCCTGGTGCGCGTCTTTCAGGTCGCCGTGCCGCACCGGGTCACGCCTGATTTCGATCCGCGTCCGTACTCGCCTGAGTGGTACCTGCATCAGCAGGAGGAGCTCTACATGCTCGGGCTCGAGAAGTTCGGCCACTGCGTCGAATCGGGCAAGCCGGGCGACGTTTTGCTCTATCGCTTCGGCAAGGTCGCCGGGCACGCCGCCATCATCGTCGACGGCAATCTGATGATCCACGCGCACCAGAAGCACGGGAACGTCGAGCTTGCCGAGCGACGCACTTACGAGGATCGGCTCATTTCCGCGTGGAGCGTGTTCGCGTGAGCTTGTTCAAGGACCTTCTCAACCCGTTCGACACGAAGCACCCACTCGACAATCCGGGCGGCTTCATCGTCGGCAAGTATGTACTGAAGGGGCAGAACACCGCCGACACGCGCCTGAATGCGATCCAGGTGAATCGCAGCGCATATGGCCTTCCGGTCCCGCTCGTCTACGGCAAGACGCGTATTCCCATCACGCTGCTCTGGTACGGTGGATTCAAGGCGATCGCGCACACGACGAAGCAGCCCGGCGGCAAGGGTATCGGCGGCGGGGGCGGGGGGACAAATACCTCCTACACCTACACCGCTGCGGTCGTGCTGGGCCTGTGTGAGGGACAGATCAGCAGCATCGGAAGCTACTGGGTCGACAAAGCCAAACATTCCGCGCTGAGCGACCTCGGGCTCACGCTCTTCACGGGCGCTGGCGGGCAGGCGGTCTGGTCGTATCTGACGACGAATGCGCCGACGCAGGCGATCCCGTACGACCACACCGCGACTCTCAACGCGGGAGCGCTCGATCTCGGTAGCTCCGCGAGCATTCCCAACCTCACCGCCGAAGTGAAGGCGCTCAACACCAACGCGACGTTCAACGACGATGCACTGCCGAGCGACATCCTGCTCGACTACTGCACCGACGCGAATCACGGCTGCGGATTTCCGTTCCTCGCGACGCTGACCGGCGCAGGGAATACCTATGAAAGCTACTGCATGGCGATGGGATTCGCCCTGAGCCCGCAGGAAGAGCAGCAACGCATGGCGGTCGACTTCATCCGCGAGGTTCTGCAGATCACGAACTCCGATGCCGTATGGACGCCAGGCGCGCTACGCATCGTTCCCTACGCGGACACGGCGGTGACCGGCAACGGCCGCACCTACACGCCGGACCTCACGCCGATCTACTCTTTTGGCGATAGCGACTATCGGTACAGAAAGGGGCAGGACCCCGTCCGCATGACGCGGACGCCGCCTTCGCAGACGTACAACATCATCCGCATCGAGTACCTTGATCGGGCGAACGATTACAACACCGCGATCGCGGAGGCGTCTGACCTGCAGGACGTCGCGCTCAACGGCGAGCGGGCGAAGTCAACGCTGACATTCCATTCGATCACCGACGGAGCCGTCGCGCGGCAGGTCGCGCAGTTGATCCTGCAGTACCAGCTCTACATCCGGAACATCTTCACGTTCATGGTGCGCGCGGATTACTCGCTGCTCGAGCCGATGGATCCGGTCGCCATCACGGACTCGAATCTCGGGATCAGCAATCAGCTCGTGCGCATCCTGGGCACTGAGGACGACACCAACCACAACTTCACGATCACGGCGGCCGAGATGCTCGTGGGCACCGCCACTGCGCCGCGCTACGACACGCAGCTCGCCGCAGGCTACGCCGCGAACTACAACACCGCGCCGGGGCCGGTTGCGACACCCTTCATTGTTCTCGCGCCATCATTCCTCGTTAGGGCCACCAGCGGCTACGAAATGTGGCTCGCCGCCGCAGGGAGCGCGCCGTCCACCTGGGGCGGCTGTCATATCTATGCCTCGACGGACGGCGGCGTTACATACGGATTCGTTGGCTCGATCGACAAAGGGCCCTCGCGCTACGGCACGATTGACGCCACGTATGCCTCGGGCGGCGATCCGGACACGACGCATACGCTCTCCGTCACGCTGGCCGATCCGAATCTGCAGCTCCTTGGCGGCACGCCTGCAGACGCGGATGGTCTGCAGACGACTCTGTTGTATGTGGACGGCGAGGTCATGGCGTACAGCTACGTCGCGCTCGACGTCAGCGGCGGCTACACGTTCACGTCCGACGGCACTTCAGGCGGCACGAAGTACATGCGCCGCGGCCAGTACGGAACCCCCATCGCGAGCCACGCGAGCAGCGCGCCGTGGATGCGAATCGATGAGGCGTTCTTCCGGCTCCCGATCGATTCGAGCTACATCGGCCAGACGGTCTATTTCAAGTTTCTAAGCTTCAATATTTATGGTCATGCGCTGGAAGCGTCAAGCAGCGTAACGGCCTACTCCTACGTGGTGCCAGGAGTTGGCATCGCGCCGCCGGTAGGCGTGGACATCGTTTTACTGCTGCTCAATCAGATCACCATAAAGGTGTCGCTTCCCGCGTACATGGCGCCTGGCGCGGTCGTGGAACTGTGGAAATACAGCGCCGACACGCCATTCTCAGCGGCGAGCAAGGTTGCCGAGTCAAAGAGCGACACCATTGTCGTCGACCGCACCACCAAGAGCGTTGAGTTCTACTGGGTCCGCATTCGCGAAACGAACGGGCATGTCAGTCCGACGTTCCCGGCATCGAACGGCTTCCCGGTCGTAGATGGAACAGTCGACGATGTCCCGGACGACTTCACCGCGACGGGCGGCGTGAACGGAATCCAGTTCCGCTGGTCACTGCCCGCGTATGCGAGATTGCTCGGCCTGCTTCAGCTTTACGAATACACAGCCTCGACGCCGTTCTCCAGCGCATCCCTCGTATGGCAGGGCTACGCGATGGGATACTTCCTGCCCAAGACCGACACGACAACCCGGTACTACTGGCTCGTGCTCAACCGGGATGGGATTCTCAGCATCCCTGCGCCTGCGACAATCGGGCTTGCGGCGGCGGCGACTTCCACCACTGGCGCACTCACGGCGAACGCTTTCCCGTCCTCGGTTATCGGCTACTCGCCACTGTCCGGCGGCGGCGCCGGGACGGCGACCAGTAATTCGACGACGACGACGGCCACCGGTGGCACGCCGAGTTACTCATACGCGTGGACGATCGTAAGCAGCAGCGGAGGGACGATCACCGCAAATTCACCGACATCGGCGACCACCACCTTCTCAGCATCGCACGCGCTCAATGGCGGTACCGTCTCAGGCATCGCGCGTTGCACGGTCACCGACTCCCTCAGCGCGACCGCTACAACAGACGTCGCGGTGACGCTCAACTTTCCGGACATCAGCTAAATGGCGCGCACGCCGCTCTTTAATTTTCATGATTCCGCCTCCGGCGCATCGCGTGTCGCAGAGCATCCGGCGCTAAGACTTCGCGACTCGGAGCGTGCCGCCGGCGTGACGCTGGTCAACATGGCATTCGATCCGCTCGACCCGAGACGATATGGAGCACTCATCGATGGAGTGACGGACGATTCGGCGGCTTTGCAGGCCGCGTTTCTTGTGGCGGCCGTATATGGAGACATGATTGATCTGCCAGAAGGCAACATGGCGATTGCCAGCGCCTCCTTGCCGATCAACGTCTATTCCAATACCGGTATCCGTGGCCGCGGGAACCTCTCAAGCAAGATCACCGTCACGGGCACCAGTACGGGGCACCTTTTCGTCGGGCAGAACATTTCGAACTTCTCGCTGCGGGATGTCTGGCTCTACGGCAACAGCCATGCAACCGCCTTCGATCAGGGCTCGGCCATCAAGTTTGCAACGGGCAGCGGCGCCACAGCGAACACCGGCAACTACTTCATCGAAGGCTGCCGCTTCACGAACTTCAAGGCCTACTACTGGATCTGGCTGCTGAACACGTCCGGCACGTACCTGATCCAGAACATGTGGGTGCGCCGGAACATCTTCGAGTCGGCCAGCGGCAACTGCATCGGGCCTGCGAGCATCGGTCCCGCCTCCTACTGCATCGGCTCGCAGGGCCAGGCGAACGGAACAGTGGGCCTCATCCGCAACATGTGGGTCACCGAGAACACCGCGGATTGCACCTTCATCAAGGGGTTTGCGGTCGCGTGGGAGAGCACGAGCAAGCACTACTACACGAAGAACATCGTCATCGGTTCGGGTACCGATGCCTCGATCTCGGATGACTGCGCGAGCTACGCCTTCCTGGTCTACGACAACTCGGCAAGCGATGGGGGCCCCGGTGGAGCGCAGCCGGATTACATCTACATCGACGACAACACGATTGCGGGAGTTCGCGACTGCGGGATCTACAGCGCGAGCGCGAATCGCATCTTCACCCGCCGCAACATCGTCACCGACCAGACGAGCACTGCAGTCAGCACCCTGCCCAAGGGCGGCATCGTTCACAACGGACCCGCTTATGCAGTGGTGAGCGATAACGACTTCGAGAACTGCTTCCGGGGTGTAGTGGTGTATCCGGCCACGGGAGCGCGGGTGAAGATCCGCCGCAACAGTTGCCGCACAATGCCCTCTGCTGCCGTGGGCATCGATACGGGCATGACGGTCACCGGCACGGTCACACTGCTCGACGTCTGCGACAACACGCTTGAATGCGCCACGAGCGCCCGGGGCATCTTTATTCGCTGCACCTCGGCGAAGCTGATTGCAAGGCTGCGCGTGAGGGGAAACAGCGTGCTCGCGGTGACGAACTGCATCGAAGTCTTTTCGGATGACTCCTCCGTCCCCGGGATCACGGTTGCGAACATCGACGACAACCTCATCGAGGGGGTCTCGGCTTCGGCCGGTATCGTCTGGTCGAACCTCTCCAACACGGCGACCCGGGCCAGTCTTTCGCGCAACTCGTTCAACGGCACATGGAGTGCAAGTGCCACGCTGCTAGTCGTGACGAGCTCGAAGGGGCTCACCCTGAAGGACAACGTGTTCAACGACGTCACGGGTTCAACTCCCGTGTGCCTGAATACCACGAGTGCACAGGGACGGATTCAGGGAACGCAGTTCGTCAATGTTGGCTCATCCAACCGCATCACAGTGACAGGTTCCGAGGAACTGGGGCTGGACACGCCCACGTGGACTGGGAACGCGAACGACTACATAGAGAACGTCAATGTGACGGAAGCCGGCGCTGGTGGCAGCAAGTACATGCAGGTGGCATGGCAGTGGGATGCGGCGAACGCGGCGTGGAAACAGTTGCGTGCGCTGACCGGGAACTGAGCAAAAAGCACCTCAGTCCGTGAACGCCGCGCCCGCAGCGGCGAGCTTGTCATTGAAGCTCTGAACCGCGCTCACTGGTGTGATTACGCAGACCGCGCAACTGGCATGGGCCTCGAAGAGATATCCGCCTTCCGGCAGCGGCGCTTTCGTCGCGCGGCAGCTCAGGCCGGCGGAATTGTCGAGACCGTTGAACGTTTCGAGCATGTTGTCGGTCGCAGTCTGGATCTTGAACGCGCACGTCTCGTTGATCCAGTCACGAGCGGCCGTCCACATCGCTTCGCACTGGCGCGGATGCGTGCAGCGCGGCCGGGTCGCCTCGATATGAAGCTGAGCCGCGTTGTCCGCTGCGCGCCTCGCGTCCTGTTCCGCGATCACGCGATCAGCCCACGCTGAGCAACCGACGAGCAGAAGCATGGCCAAAAGCAAAAGGAGATTCTTCATGCCGACCTCGCGTATCCCGTGCGGTGTACTGGTGCTGTCGCCATTCCTGTGGCTTGCCCTGGTGCTCGTGCTTCTGATCTTCGCAGTCCCTGGCGTGCCGATTGTTCTCGTTCTGGCGCTGGCGAGAGTAGCGCGGCCCCAGCCCTCGCGCTACTTCGCATGTGACGTAATGCAGTTTCCGTCACTATTCTGGCCATGGTGCAACCTCGAGGACGGCGCAGACGGCCCCATGGGCCGCGATCCCGGGCGGTGGGGCTGGAGGGCGGCCGGATGGCGTGCTTTCATCACGTCCGCCCTGCTTAATCAGTTGAAGCGAGTGGCCGCATGAATGAGCTGGCGTCGAGCGAGGAGCACCCCTTGAACTTCGAGCGCCCCGAAGGCGTCGACGTCGCGGTGAAAGTCGATGACGTCGCGCGCAAGATCTTCCGTGCAGACGGCATGCTGAGCGCGCTGCTGAAAAAAATGAGGGGAGCGCTGGCCATGCACGCCGTGGATGAAGATCGCGGTCCTGATCCGGACGTACCCATATATCGGCCCGTCATTCGTAAAGAGAAGCCCC